CATTTGCAGTCATTTTCGGGCTTTACAGGCTGGAAATGACGGAATGCACTCGTAGCTCAACTGAATAGAGCATCTGACTACGGATCAGAAGGTTCGGGGTTTGAATCCCTGCGAGTGCACGATTGATAATCAACGAATTAGCACCGACACAACGGTGCTTTTTTGTTTTCAAGTGTACCGAAAGTGTACCGACGTTTTAACCTGAAGGGAAAACGTAATGGAAAACACTCAGTTGAATTTATTCCTGACAAAGCGCCCCGCGTTCTTCAACACTACCAACTTACCACACTCCGAATTAAAAGTTCGCGAGTTAAAAGCAGACAGCCAGAACGCAAAGATACTGGAGTGCTTCGCTAACAATCCGAACATAGATTTTACACCCTGCGAGATCTGGCAACGCTTCAAGCAGTGGCCGCTTACTTCTATACGCAGATCAATCACAACCTTAACAGACAGCGGGTACCTGGTTAAGACAAGCGTCAAGCGCCCGGGTATCTACGGTGAGTTGAATTATACATGGACATTAAAACGGAAGGCAAATGTTTAAAACATCTTTCGTTAGAGAATGCCCAGCCTGTTATTCAGAACAGGTAGACAACAGCCTTCATTTTATTTCAAGGCTTACCTATCATCCATCAGTATTCAGACAAACGTTCCTCGGCAATCAGTGTCAGGGGTGCGGTCATTATAAAGACGTATTTGGTGTTCGTGCCTCTGTGAATGCGGAGGGGATGGGTCGGACTGACTTTCGAGTCGGATGTCTCAGGGCGAAACAGGGGGAAGCCGATTACCTCGCGCCAAACCAAATATGTGGACTTTGAATAATCAATATTTATCAAAATGAGAGGCGGAGCAAGAAAAGGCGCAGGAAGAAAAACAAAGGCTGAGGAACTTGAGTTGCCCGCTTTGATCGATGAAGTGATCGGAGAAGACGGCAAGCGTGCGGTCATTACCAAGCTTTTCGAGAAAGCAAAAACAGGCTCTTATCTACATACTCAATTGCTCATGGCTTATATATACGGCAAGCCACAGGATAAACTAGATCTCACGAGCGCCGGAAACGAATTAAAATCATTCACCTTAGTGGTAAAGCCTGATTCAGAATAATCTTTGTATTTTATCGGTGGCGATCAAAATAATATATGGTGGAGAGTGCGGAATTAACCTTATCAACAGAACAATCTAAGGCATGGCACCGACTCACTGATCCAAAACACAACCACATCACCAGGGTAATTTATGGTGGCCAGGCAGGTGGCGGGAAGTCGTTTCTTATCTCGCTTTGGTTGGATTATATGTGCCGAACGTATGAGGGTACCCGGTACTACATGGCCCGCGAAACCTTAAAAGACATTAAAGAGTCAGTACTTTTAACTTTCTTTGACGTAATCAAAATCACCGGATCAACCTGCAAATACAATGAGCAAAAAAGCAAAATCACATATCCCAATGGATCAGAAATTTACCTGCTTGAAGTATTCGCTTATCCCTCAGATCCGAACTTTGACAGCTTTGGAAGCCGCGAATATACTGGCGGAGCTATCGAGGAAGGTATCACAGTCACAAAAAGAGCTGCAGATATCCTCATCTCTCGAACACGTTACAAACATGATGTTTACAACCTCTATCCCAAACAACTCATTACGTGCAACCCGGGCGACGGATGGATCAAAGAGGAGATTGTAATACCGCAGCTTGAGGGCAACCCGAAAAAGAAAAACGAGATATTCATAAACGCCACACTGGCAAGTAACCCAAACAAAGAGTTTGCCGACCGGTATACGAAAACTCTTGAGGAAAACCTTACCGCTTACGACCGTGAGCGTCTTTTAAACGGTAACTGGAATGCCAAGCCAAAGTCCGGTGCCGAGTTCTTAAAAGAGTTTAACCAGGACAAGCACGTGAAGCGTGGACTGTTCAATACCTACAACCCAAACGAACCGCTCCATATCACTTTCGATGAAAACCTGCATCCATACATTACCTGCGAGATCTGGCAAATCCATAAGCCAAACGATATGCGATTTGTCCGGCAGTTGTGGGAAATATGTTTAAAACCTCCACGGAACAGACGTAAAGAAGTCGCAAAAGAGATCGTTAAAAAGTTCTACGGTGTCCATCGCGGCGGTGTTATTGTGTACGGTGACGCATCCAGTCAAAAAGAGGAAACCGACAAAGAGCCCGGCGAAAACTTCTTTACTGACATCTTAGAGGGAATCAAAGTATTGAATCCGAGATTACGAGTACCGAGCAAAAACCCGCCTGTGTTGTCAAAGGGAGGCTTTTTAAACCTGATATTTGAAAAGGGCTATCGGAACATCACAATTGAAGTGGACAGCGAATGTAAGACATCGATCGATGATTACGCATACGCAGTTGAAGACGAAGACGGTACAATTCTTAAAAAGAAAGTCAAAGATCCCAACACGCAGATCAGCTACGAAAAGCACGGCCACAACATCGATGCAATGAGCTATTTCATATGCGAGGCTTTCATGTCAGACTTTAACTATTATCTTCGTGGAGGTGTTACTCCACGTTACGACGTGGGTAATGATCGAGAGTACAAGTTTCAAAGGTGAATTTAAACAAAGATTTATGGATCAAAAAGAGCCCGAATTTCATGCCTTAGCTGCCGGCATAGGTCTAAATCGTGAATCATTAACGGTGCTAAATACAATTCTTGATGTCTTGATTGATATTCATATGGATGGCAAGAGTGCGGAGGAACGAAAGGCTTACCTTGAGAAGGTAGACGAAAGAATGGTTAAATATCGTGAAGCCGCCACAGACACAATGCATGATTTTAGTTCACAACCCCCAAAAGATTAGGATTTAACCAACATTATTCCCAAATTTGGAATACAATCCAATTCGGGAATGGCATATCTAGCGAAGTCTGATTATACTATCTCTATAGCAGTCGATCATCTTGACGAGATCCTTGAGCAAGCTGCGAACGAATCCGGATTAACCACAGCGCAAGTACTTACTAAAGCTGAAACGTGGGCGCAGGCTTTCATGAAAAGCTATCTGTCCAGTAAGTACAATATCGCTGCAGAGTTCGCGATCGATTCTGCAAGTGATTCCCGCAACGCATTAATACTTCAAGTCCTAGTTGACCTGGTTCTGTGTCAACTCCATAAAACAATCAATCCCCGCGACATCCCTGAACTACGCGATCAGGCATGCGCCGATGCGCTACAATGGCTTAAAGATGCCCGCGATGGAGTTGTAACGGTAGACCTAACAGCGGCCACGGCCCCGACAGGGATTGATAACTATCAGCGCAGTTTTATCGGGTCACAGACCAAATTTATTTCCAAGCCTTATCAGGATTCGCAGTTGTTTGACGAGAGTTTAGACCAATGAGCAAAAGGAACAATAAACACCGTTATCGCGATGCGGTCGCAACTATTGAGCAACCACAGGAGCGCAAGAACAGCCCAATAAAATATATCCTTGATCAGCAAAAATTAAGGACACGGCAGGATCTATTTAAACTGAGACTGGCAGTGGACACAGCGGAGAATGTATTAACATACAACCGCGAATTACTGCACGACATCTACCGTGAAATTGATAAAGACACAAACCTAACTTCAAATTTCGACAGCCGAAAAATGAAGGTGAAGGAAAAACCATTCAAGATCAAGAAAGGCGAGGATGAGGATAAAAACCTTACCGCGCTACTTGAAGCGCCTTGGTTTTACGATTGGATTGACGCATGCCTGGATTCAAAAAAATGGGGATTCTCTCTTATTGAGTTTGGCCCGCTTGTGAATGGTATGTTCCTTCCTTTTAAGGTTGGGCAAAAAATGTTCAAGGCTGTCACGGTGATCGATCGGGACAATGTGAAACCTGAGTTTGGACTGATTACCAACAGGCCGGGAGACGTTACCGGGATATCTTTTGATGATCCTAAATACAGCAAGTACTTAATGTTTGTTGGCGACTTCACGCATGACACTTGCATTTTATGGAGGGCCGCAAAATACATCCTGTTCAAAGATAATTGCCTCGGGAATTGGTCTGAGTGGGCGGAGGTGTTCGGCATGGATAAACGGATAGGATTCACAAATTCTGAAGGTACAGACCGCACAAACTTTCTACGCGCGATGCGAGATTTGGGGTCAAACTCGTATGGTGTGTTTGGTAAAGATGACAAGGTGGAATACCTCGGGACACAGCGCACCGATGCCTTCAAGGTTTACCATGAGTTTGTCAAGTACATCGACGAACAAATCTCAAAACTTGTCTTTGGCCAGGATGTCGTAAGCAACAACACCGGGCGCGTAGTTGGATCCGTAGGCGAGAACGTCGCTAACATGTACGGTGACAACGACGCGAAATTTATCAAGTCCCTTGTTAATACTCAATTATTCCCGCTTATGGCAGAGCTTGGATTTACAGGCTTTGATGGATGTATTTTCGATTGGGACACTACCGAAAAACTAACATTGAAAGACCGTGCCGAGGTTGACGCGAAGATCGCAAAAGACATGGGTAAGGAACATTCCGACGAGTATATCAACAACACTTATGGCACAGAGGTAACAAAGAAAGAAGAACCGGAAATGAATCCAGCACAAGTGAGTAAGAAGCTGAAAGCAATGTATAAAGACATCGACAGTGGAACTTTATGATGATGAAATAGTCGCGGCCGAACCTCCTGAATATAAAGAGGGTGATTTCAGAATGCCGTTCTCTGAGGAACGGATCGAAGACTATTTACTTGGCGTTCACGCAGAGGTAATCACAAAGGAGAATCTTTCTGTGGACTATCACGAAAGGGTAGCCATTCAACTTGAACAAGCCTTAGTAATCGGGTTCGGAGCAACACTGACCGGGATCAATTATACCTCTCCTTTATACGAAACATTTATAAAGTTGAGGGAGAATATTTTTGTATTCAGTGCTGCCAAGCAGTACCAGCAGGTGCGCACAATGAGCGAGTTTATTTATGACAAGGGCGTGAAATCAACTTACACCGAGTTCCGGCAATTAGCTCGAAAGGTTTTCATTGAGTACAACGATACTTATTTACGATCAGAGTACATCACTGCTATCGGTCAGTCACAGATGGCGAAAGAATGGGTAGAAGCAGATCAAAAGAAAGACCTGTTCCCATACCTGACCTACCGAACACAACGGGACAGCCGGGTAAGGGATGAACACGCAACACTTGATGGAATTACCCTACCTGTAAATCATCCCTTTTGGAATACCTACATGCCGAAAAATGCGTGGCGCTGCAGGTGCTTCACTGTTTCTAAGGCCCGCGCCAAAGTCACAGATTTAACCGAGCGCGATCTTTCCGACCTGGAAGATGAAAAGAAGTTTCCGCCAGTGTTCCGGATGAATCCAGGCAAGGACGGATTGATCTTTAACCCAAAGCATCACCCGTATTTCTTTGTTGCTAAAGGTGACGCAGGGCTTAAACAGCAGAACTTTAAAATGCCAGTGCCATGAGCAAGTTTCGATTTGATAGAAAGGCAGCGAGGTTTCGCAGTAGAAAACGTGCGCTACTTGAACGGATGGCAAACAACGCCCAATATGAGTTTAAGGTTGTTTCATTCGACTCAAGAAGTTTTAATGGCAGGGCATGGACGCCAAACAAAATCCAGGATGGAAGACAGCAGCTTGTCAAGACATCACGCATGCGCGACAGTATCACAATATTAAGTCGAACAGCGAACAGCATCAAGGTAGGAACAAATGTTCCGTATGCTAAATATCATAACGATGGGACGGCAACGTTACCGAAGCGTCAGTTTATAGGTAAAAACCAACGGGTAGAGAGCAAGAATAAACAGCTTATCAGCGCATACCTTAAAGGCAAGTGAAAGAATTACTCCAATACATCATCAACCAGATCAACGCACGTGTCGGCACACTTGAAGGTGAGGACTTTGTTCCATTTTTTAAGACTGTGCGGCAATGGAATAAT